ACCATCACCAGAAACATCAAAGCACTGACCCGTGCGGCCCGTGAGGCGACATCCGCACTGCGGGCTCTCAATCGCTCCCTGAATAATGAGTTTTCTGGCGCGTCCCGTGGCGCGCGTGAGTATGCCGGTGCCATCCGCGAGATTGCTGACCAGACACAGCGTATCAACCGGGCCTCACGTAATGTGCCACTGCTTGCGGGCAGCTTCGGTGCAGCAATGACGCTGCCCGTTCTGGCTGCGGGTGCTGCTGCAGGGGGCAGCGGTGGATATGGGAACCATGGCGGAGGGCCTGCACTGCCTCCGCCTCCAGGACAGGGTGGCTGGTGGCATGGCTGGCATAACGGCGTCCCTCCTGGTGGATGGGGTGGTGGCGGTTCTGGCCACGGCGGCGGTAATGGCCGGTCACCTGGCGGAGGCTCATATTCAGACGGTATGACCAATCTGGCCACCGGCTATCTGGGCTTCAGGATGCTGAAGGGCTTTGTTGATGAGGCGGCCCGTTACCAGACCATGACTGAGAAGTTCAGGCAGTTCGGCATGGGTCAGGCGGCAACTGAAGAAGCACTGCGTTTCGCCGAAACCACGCGGGTCCGTGGTTCATCGGCCACTGACATGCTGAAGTATCTGGTCGAGGCGCAGGGGGTATTCAGCGAGTCAGGCATGAAGTCTGTGGAGCAGCAGCTGCGCGCGGCGAAACTGGCAGCCCCCGTGCTGGCGCGTATCACCTTCGCCTCCCGCGGACTGGATGAGCACCAGCGCGAAGCCACGGTTGCGAAGCAGATGGATATGCTGCGTTTCACCGAGACCGCGGGCGGCCTGAAAAGCCCGGAGCGTTTTAATGAACTGATGGACGCGGCGTTCCGTGCCATTCAGTCTTCAGGCGGCAATGTCGATTTCACCCAGTACCGTCAGTTTATGGCCAAAGCGGGCACCTCGGCCTTTAACCTGAGCAATAAAGCCCTGTTTGCTGAGCTGGAGCCGATTATCGGTGAACTGAAGGGCAGTTCAGCGGGTGATGCGCTGATGACCGCTTATAACCGGTTAAACGGGATTGTGAAGCTGCCTAATCAGGTCACCCACGACCTGATGACGATGGGTATCTGGGATGCCAGCAAGATAGAGCTAAACAGCCTGGGTGGCGTGAAGCGTTTCCGGGGCAATCCACTTATCAACGCGCAGCTCTTCAGCCAGTCGCCTGTCGAATACTATGAAAACGTCATCCTGCCACTCTACCGCAGGCACCATTACACTGAAGAACAAAAGCAGCGTGAGAACGCCCTGATATTCGGGCGTACCGGCGGCAAGATGTTCAGTCTCATCGACAAACAGCTTGAGACCATCCATCACCGTATCGATGCCTACGGTGTCGCGCGCGGCCTGAATGGTGCCTATGCTGCGGTCGGTGGCACCTATAACGGTAAAGCGATCGATTTCCACAAAAAATGGCAGGACCTGCAACGGGTGATGGGGAAGGAAGGCGGCCTGCTGGACACATTCACGCAGGGGCTGGAGACACTCACGCACTCTCTTCAGCAGATGGCAGACATTGCGCACCGGTATCCTGAAATGGCGAAGTTTGCGGGACAGGCGGCTCTCGCGGTTACCGGCCTTGCAGGTATCAGCGGCGGATTCTGGCTCATCAAACATGCCGCAGGCGCATTGCTGACACCGCTGAAGCTGGCGGGCTGGGGCATTGACCTGCTGATTGGTAAAAGCGCTACTACGGGTCTGACGGGACTCACCGCCGCGCTTACCGGTCTGCCGGGCATAATCTCTGCCGTAACGCTTGCCGCCCTTTATCCGGGCAGCACGGTATCGCAGAGCCGGGAAATGGCAGAGCGTGACAGACTGGCCCGGCAGAATGCGCTTGACCACGGGGTTGCCTATAAACCCTGGTTGCCGACTCAGGCGGACTTTGACAGACAGCAGCAGCGGGAGCAGGCGTATCGTAAAACCGGCAGGTACCCGCCGATACCGCCTGTCTCTGTAAGCCATGGAGCGCAGCCCGTGAATCTCCTGATGACGCATGAAGGGCGCCAGGTACTGGTAGCCACTGTCATGAGTGGCATCAGTAAGCAGGCCGCCAGAGCACCGGCCTCAACCAGCACCTTTGACCCCACAATGCTGATGGTCTATCCCGGCCAGGCTGGCAACCTCTCATAAGTACGACTGCCGGCAGTGAATGTCTGACTCGGCCCCAATAAATGCTTTCAGACGTTCCGGTTTTCAGAATTCTGAAAGCCATTCCCGGCATGCTGACTCAACTGAATTTCTCATTCACTGCCGCTATCCGCGGTTTCGGTGAAATTGCCCGTGGAGTCCCGATATGCTCAATGAATACCTGTTCATGCTGATGCTCATTGGCGTATGGCCTGCATCAGCAGAGGTCACGCCTCATCAGGTCATCAGTGCCGTTACGTCACAACAGACTCAGCCTCTGTCGCAGACTGATGCAATTATCCGCCTGAAATTGCTTAACGATCCGCTTTCTCCTGTCGTCGGTCCAGAGCAGCCAGAACTAAAAATTGTCAGTTTCGTGAATTACGACTGTATTCACTGCAAACGTCTGGATACCAGCCTGGAAAGGCTTTTAAAGGCCTATCCTCAGATAGCCATCACCTACAAACTGATTTCATTCGGGCCGGAAGCCTCAACCGCCGTTACCCGCCGGGCTCTTTCAGTCTGGATCGAGCAACCCGAAAAATTTCACGCATTCCATCACGCGCTGATGTCAGACAGCGGTATGGATAATGGATTGCGTATCTCTTCAGCCCTGCATGCTGCCGGGATTTCACTCAGCACGTATCCGCTCAATACGCAGAATATTATTGAAGTGAATAAAGAATTGATGAGAAGGCTTCATTTTACAGGTACGCCGACGACCATTATCGGAGACAGTGTGCTGACGGGTGAAGTGACTTACGTAGTACTTGAAGAAGCCGTCAACACCGCACTGGCAGCGGCTAAGGACGAGAAACACCTGGCCGTCCTGACAAAGTAAATATCCCAGGCTGGACTGGCGCTTAAGTAAGCCCATTGTTTTGCACTGAATGAGATGACCGGGTATCAGTATTCTCTGTCTGCTGACTCACCTGGCTTTGACAGAGGTTATCGCACATACCCGTCAGTAGCTTCCCTGTAACCGTCAGTCTCCCTCTGAACAAGGCCTATTCTGTATGTCATTTCTCAATTCACTGGCGCCGTTCGCGCAGGGTGTCGATCCGACTGGAACCCGGCTGATGCTGGGCGACTTCGAGTTTTTGGAATTTGAAGTCCCTGAACAGATTGCCATCCACGGCAGGCAGAAAACTGTACAGCATCAGCTGATTGGCGGCAGCCGTATTATCGATGTGCTGGGTACGGAATACGAACCGCTGTTCTGGTCTGGCATCATCACGGGCGCTCAGGCTGGTGAACGTGTCAGTGTGCTGGAACGCATGCGGGATGCAGGGCACCCGGTGGTGCTGACCCTGGATGATTACCGTTTCACCGTGGTGATTACGGCATTTAACCCGGTCTACGAGTACATCTGGCGTCGCCCTTACTCCATTGAAGTGGCGGTTGTCCGCAATGAGGGCTCGCCAGAGAAGGTGGATGCCCTGACCGGCGCGCTACAGGGACTGATTGACAGTGACCTGGGCCGGGCACTGGGCCTTGCCAGTATCATAAACATTGATGCCGTGGCGCAGGCCGTCAGAAATCTGCATCAGGCGGTAAAGGCGGTGACGAATTTTGCGCATGCCACGGTCGCGCAGGTGCAGGCCGTTGTCCGCCCCATCATCGCTGCACGCAACATCATTCAGCATGAGCTCGCGCTGCTTGAAGCAGCGGCAGGTGAGATTACCTCACTTGGAGGAATGGTGCCCGGCAACCCCGTTTCAAAGACCGTCAGTAATCTGCTCCTTCAGTCAGACCACGCCACCCGCATCCCGGCCCTGTATCATCTTCAGGACGTGCTGGGCAGACTGAACAAAAATGTTAATGCAGGGCAGGCCGCCAGTGGTGTAAGGGCAGTAACGCTGTCAGGCGGCAATCTGTATCAGGTGGCATCAGAGCAGTATGGTGACGCTTCTTTATGGACCAGCATTGCCGAGGCCAATGACCTGGCCGATCCGCAACTGAGCGGCATTCACACGCTGAAAGTACCCACCAGCCCAGCGAGTTAACGATGGACGTCAATAACCCCATTACCAAATCCAGCGCCCGCCACGTCAGCGGGCGATGTCTTTTAAATGGCACAGAGGTGCCCTTTGTGTCGTTCAGTGTTGAGAGCAATGCCTTTCGCGGTGCAGGTACGTTTGAGCTTACGCTGGCGATTTCAGCGCTGCCGCCTGGCATGCAGCTGCTTAACTGGTGGGCGGTGCAGACCACGATCAGGACAGAGCTGTTCATTTCGATTGAGACGCAGGCGGGAATTAATGAGAAAAAATACATCACGGGCAACATCGATACGTGGCATTACGAACCTGCACGCTTTGAGATCTCCGCAGAAGGGCGCGATTTCACCGCAAAACTTATTGATGCGAAGACCCTGGGCGAAAGCTTTAAAAATCTTACCAGCTCACAGATAGCCACTACGCTGGCGCAGCGACACGGCCTGACACCGGTTGTGACGGCGACGACACAGCGCGTCGGTGAGTACTACCAGATTGATTCGACTCACCTGACAGGCGAACAGACGGAATGGGACCTGATAACCAGTCTGGCGGGGATAGAAAACTTTTCGGTTCATGTGGAAGGTGACAGCCTGCATTTCCAACCCCGACGCGACCCTGCCGGTAATGACGATTATGTTATCCGCTGGCAGCCCCCCGGTGAGCAGGTGTATCCCCGTTGCAATGTCTCCGATGACCTGAATTTTTCAAGAGCATTGACTATTTCCAAAGGCGTGACGGTGCAAGTGCTTAGCTGGAATGCAAAGCTTAAAAACAGACAGTTTATGGCGGTCTACCCGGCCCCGGCCAAAGGGGCAGAACCGGGTAAAGCCACAGCCGACAGGCAGGTTTATCGGGTTATCCGCAACGGACTGACCCCTGATGCTGCCCGCGCAATGGCCCGGTCTCTCTACCTGCAGATCATTCAGCATGAGATGACGTTCAGCTGCTCAGTGGCCGGTGACAACCTGCTTATGCCAGAAACTTCCGTACGCATTGAGGGCACTCAGAGCCTCTTTGACCAAGGTTATTTCTGCGATCGGGTGCGTCGTACGCTGAGCGCTGATTCAGGCTACAAAATGATGATATCGGGCAGAAATCACAGCCCAGCACTGGAGGTTGACCGTTGAGAGCACTGATCAACACCATGGCGGCAACGGCCCGTCAGAGCCTGGCCGGCAAAAGCGGTACCCGTCAGGGCATTATCACGGCCTACGATCCGGCCAGTTATGCGGTAAAAGTTCAGCTCCAGCCTACCGGTGAAGAAACCGGGTGGATCCCCCTCAGTACGCCATGGGCGGGTAACGGATGGGGACTGGCTGCAGGACCGATCCCCGGCGCGGTGATGGAAGTAGGATTTGATTCTGGCCTGACAGGTGTCGGAATGGCAGAAGGGCAGTTCTATAACGATGTGGACCGCTGCCCGGGCCCACCCTCCGGTGAGTTTTGGCTGGTACACCAGAGCGGATCGCTTTTGAAGTTTCTTAACAACGGGGAAGTACTGCTGTCCGCGAAGGAAAAACTCACCTATGACGCACCCGCACATCACTTTACCAGTGGCGACGTGCGCATAGATAAAAATCTTACCGTCGGGAAAGACATCCGCGACAACAATGGGCGCTATGGCACGGTTAATCGTATCCGCACTGTTTATGACGGGCATAAACATCTCGAAAAAGGGCAGGGCAACTTTACCGCCCCGCCTGAGCAGAAAATCACAGCCACTCTCCAGGGTTAACCGATGCACGACCTCTATCACTTCCCGGGCGGAGACCTTGACTCTTCTTCCACGGGCGATTTACGCACGGTATCCGCCAGCGATCGCACTAAACAACGCATTCTGCGGCGACTTCTGACTAATCCCGGCGACTACGTTTTTCACCCGGAATACGGGGCAGGACTGGGCAAGAAAATTGGTGAAGCAGTCATGCCCGGAGAGTGGAAGGCGCTCATCAGCGGCCAGATGTTGCTGGAAGAGGCTGTCGCCAGCCATCCGCCGCCGGTTGTAAAACTGAATCGCATTGAGGGGGGGATCAGTGTGTCAGTGTCCTATACGGATGCCATGACCGGCGCCCCGGAAACCCTCATCTTCGATGTCACGAGGTAAACAATGGCACCCCTCAATATAAAATCCTTTACCGAGCTTGTAAGCGAGCAGGTTACGGCTATTCAGGCCAGGGCACTGAAGCTGGTGGATTTCTCTATTGGCAGCATTCTCCGGTCGCTGGCAGAGTCGAATGCGGGTGTGGCCATGTGGATACAGCAGCTGATTGTGAAGCTACTGGTCACGACCCGCGCCGCGACATGCTCCGGCGATGACCTTGACAGCTGGATGGCAGACTTCAGTTTTCCTCGGCTCTCTGCCGTGCAGGCTATCGGGCAGGTCACCTTCAGTCGCTTTACAGCAACCAGCCGGGCACTGGTCCCGGTGGGTGCGCAGGTCACTACTACAGACGGTGCCCAGCATTATGCGGTGATCGCTGACACGTCGAATGATGCCTGGGATGCTGATCAGTCAGGTTATGTTATCGCAGCAGGCGTCAGCTCTCTCGTGGTTCCGGTGCAGGCGAACAGAGCAGGCGCTGCGGGTAATGCCCAGCCGGGAACGGTTACAGTCATTTCAGGGGCAATTCTCTACGTAGACACAGTCACCAACACCGCCGCGTTTGTTAACGGCAAGGATGCAGAGAGTGATGACAGCTACCGGGCGAGATTTGTGCTGTGGATTGCCTCACTGTCGAAAGCCACCAAAGCGGCTATCGGCTTTGCCATCAGTAATCTTCAGAATGGGGTCAGTTATACCCTGACAGAAAATGCCGTGTGGGATGGCACCTATCAGCCCGGTTATTTTTATGCCGTGGTGGATGATGGCAGTGGCAACCATGATGCCGCTTTTGTCCAGCGGGCAGCTATAGCCATCGATGCGGTGCGGGGATTTACCGTCACATTTGGTGTATTTCCGCCAGATGTAATCAAAGCAGATGTCATTCTGGTTATCACCACCGATGGGACAGCTGATCATGGCGAAGTTGTCAGGCAGGTCAGAACAGCGATTATTCAGTTCATCAGCAGCCTGGCGCTGGGGAAACTGCTGGCATACACCCAACTGGTAAAAGTGGCCTACAGCGCCAGTCCGCTGGTGACCAATGTTTCGTCACTGACGCTGAATGGCGGCACTGCCGATATGGCAGCCTCTCACAGGCAGGTTATTCGTCCCGGAATGGTGAAGGTGAGCTGAATGGCCAGAGGCGATCAAAACGACTTTTATAACCGGCTTCATACCCTTCTGCCTGCTGGCTGGTTTGCTGATGAAAGTCCGGTTCTGTTCGGCGCGCTGACGGCATGTGCGAAGTCGCTGGCCTGGTGCTACAAACTCTATCTTTATGCCCGGTCGCAGACACGCGTGGCGACGGCCACCCATGGCTGGCTTGATCTCGCGGCGTATGACTTTTTTGGCAGTAGCCTTATCAGACCCGCAGGGATGGAGGACGACCCATTCCGGAATCAGATCAGAACGAATCTGCTGCGGGAGCGCGGCACTCGCCAGGCGGTTGTTCAGGTGCTTGAGACATTAACAGGAAGCCGGCCGGTAGTGTTTGAGCCGTTGCTCCCTGCAGATACGGGCGCGTATAGCGAACCGGCAACCGGATATGGTGCTGCTGGTGGTTATGGATCCCGTCATCTGCCTTATCAGGCCTTTGTTGCGGTCAGACGCCCCAAAGGTGAGGGCATACCCTGGGTGGCGGGCTACCACATTCCCTCATCCGGTTACAGCAGGGCTTCACGTGGCGAGTATATATCCAGGCACATGTTCACAGGCGGGATTACGGATGCACAGATTTATGCCGCTGTCGCGGCTGTCAAAATGGAAGGCACTCTGGTCTGGGTAAGATTGGTTTAGTGCTGGCAGGCTGATGTTGATTGGACGAAGCTAACTCATTTCATGTGCAATCGGTTATGTTAGTTTTGTTTAGAGAACAACCTTGCCCATTCAAGATCATTAGTATTATATTCACTGTATAGATACCCATCACAACACAGATCATTTGCAATAACTGGTTGTCGATGGAGGCCCAACCTCTGCATACAGAGCTCTGGGAAGGAGGCTAAATGGTGAATTTTAAAAAATTTCTTAAAACAGTGTCGGAACCCGAAAGATTAATGGATCTTTTTGTAAAGAATCGGTGGGATACGAGAGAAAATCCGGCTGGTGGAGAATCCAGTGAGCGATACTACTTTGACCGTAGTGGTGCTTTACGCATCAACCTAAAAAATAAGGACGTTCAAAACGCAATTGCTCACAATATGCGAGTGCTTGCTGAGAAAAAATAAAACGGGTGGTTAATGAGCGCGGCACTGATTGTTATAGTGTTAGTGTGTGGTTACCTGTATGTAAATAGCCACATACCTTCTAAGCATAAATTCAAAAAATCCACGGGCTGGCAATCATATTTCCAGGTGGCCCTCAAGGGCTCATATTACGTTTTTGTTTCTTTCATCGTTCTCATGGTCGCATGGTTTGCTTTACTGGCGGCTATGTGGCTATTAAATGCGCCGCTGTTGTTTACCGAAAAATACAAAGCATTTACTTTTGCCTATGACATTCTGAATGTCAAATTTGTGGGTGTCGGGCTTCCATTTCTTTTATTAGTTGCTATCACTGTTCTTATTAGCTTTAGCGAATCAAAAAATGAAGAAAAAAAGCTAAGAAATCCTGAGGAAAGGTTGAGGATATTCAGGGAGATAGCTAATTCCAGCCCTATCGAGGCCATTCTCTTTGAGTCAATAACAAGCAACAATAATCTTATGGTTTCCATAACCATGCATTCTCGCAAGGTATATATTGGCATTGTTCATGAAGCCCGGCTTGAAGATCATGATACCGATACGATAGTCATCATCCCTTTCCTGAGCGGGTATCGTGACAAAGACACTCTGAGCTTTGTGGAAGAAGTGAATTATGCTGAGCACTACAGTGAATGTGGAATTACCTTTGACTCTCATCCGATATCGCTGACCCAATATCGCCATGTCATACCCAGAGATCAAATAGAATCAGTTTCACTGTTTAATTCAGATATGTACAAAAGGTTCAAAAAGCGCAAATACTATAGAACCTCTTTTAATCGGAACAGGAATAGTAAAGTCTGAGTTTGTACATTTTTTTTCATTAATTCATAACGTTATATACACCCCGCTTCGGCGGGTTTTTTATGGGAAATTTTTATGGACCGTCAGATTGTTTATCCGGGCGCTATTCCGCTCGAAACCGACCTGCTCAACACCAATAAATTCGCTATGACGGGTATGGCAAAGCTTGCAATGGCCATACTGGGCTCCGATACCTGTCTGTATGGACTGCATTGCACACCCGACAGTCCTGCGTCCATGCGGGTCATTGTCGGCCCCGGCCAGATTTACAGTTTACAGAATACTGATAACACACCGTACTCATCACTCCCGGCAGATACGTCGGAACTCATACTGAAGCAGGGACTCGTCTATGAAGCAACCTCGCTCACACTGACCGCGCCTGCTTCAGCAGGTCACAGCATGAATTACCTGGTACAGGTCGGGTATGACGATGTGGACTCTGACGAAACGGTACTGCCTTATTACAATGCGGCAAACCCGGCAGTGGCCTACAGCGGTCCCGGTAACTCTGGCAAAGCTCAGCCGGCAAAACGGTCAAGTGTCTGCCGCCTGATGTTAAAAGCCGGGGTGTCTTCGCCCACGGGGTCACAGATTACACCTCAGCCGGATGCAGGATACGTCGCGGCATGGGGTATTACTGTCACGGCGGGCATGAACGCGATTACGGAAGCCAGTATTTTCATGATTGAGGGTGCGCCGTTTTTGCCGCCATGTGGCATCTATCCCTCCATTCAGCAGTGCGCTTCAACATTTGCTCACGATAGCGGCACGGCAAATCGTTATTCAGCGGCATACAAGCCTGCACTGGCAGAGTTGACGGATGGCATGCGTCTCACGTTTAAAGCCCGGGAAGCCAATACCGGTGCCTGCACATTCGCGGCGAACGGGGGGAAAGCATACCCGCTGTATTCGCATGTGCATCAGGAACTGCAGGGCGGAGAAATCATTAATGGCGGGCTCATTCAGGTCCAGTGGAACAGCTCCTTAAATGCCTGGCTGATGTGCGGAAATACTGGGGGTGCAACACCGGTGTCAGAGGCACTGAAACCCCATCATGCAGTCAGTCTCGGACAGGCTGATAAACGTTATCTGGAGAACAATAAAGGCTACAGCAAGGATGATGCAGCCAAAGATTTCCTGTCGCTAGGGGGCGGGGTAGTGACGGGGGACGTTGGTATCAAGGGAAAACTGACGGCTGAAAAAATCGTCATGGAAAAAGTGACATTCAGCGAGGACGGAAATATCAATGGTCCGCGATGGAAAACTGAAGAGTCTCAGGCCAGTGGCTGGTTATCTATCTGGGTGATGAAGGAACTGAAAAAGGTCAGCGACAGAATCGTTCCGTTTCCGTCTACAGATGAAATAACTAATCGCTGTGTTAAGCGTGTACGACTTGGAGCTGAAGTCAGGAAAAAGGGAGAGGCGATTAAGTTTGATCCTGGCTATATCATGACGGGGTTTAAAAACCCGGGAAAAATAAAGAAAGGATACGAATATACAGCCCGACCATTGCAGATTCTTGTCGGAAATGAATGGCAGACAATCGAACAAGGGGAGTGACATGATCGACCTTAAAAACTTCAAACCGGGAAAACCGGTCAGTGCTGATGATATTTCACGCCAAAAAGAATACGGTCTGAAATGTCTCTTCGATGAGTCCGGGAATGAATGGTATGCAAGTCAGCGTTTATTCGCTGCTGATACGTTAAAAATTGCATACGATCCGGATGGATATATCCGTAGCGTAAGCTCCGATGTGTCAGCACTCTGGCCGGTTTACCTGAGCGTGGCCGAAATAGCGCAGGATGATCAAAGCCGTCAGATTGATAACAGCGGGCTGTGGAAATATGCGGAAGGAAAAGTGATTAAACTGTCGCATGATGACGATTTGACGTCTTATGAAGATAAAAAAGAAGCACTGACAGAGGAGGCCGTATCGAAAATCATGCCGGGCATGGTAAGGCTGCTCCTGAAAAAACAGCTTTCAGCTGAAGAGTCTGACCTGCTGGAAAAACAGGTTAGTTATCTTGACCAGCTCAACAAGCTTGATTTGAAAGCTGCAAATCCTCCTGCCTGGCCAGAATGGCCAAAATGAATATCTCTAACCTGGCCCGTTATTTTACTCCTGTTTTTCGGGATATCGTACTCATTCTGAAGGAAAAGATGGCCCACATCCTTTGAGCCATTAAACGTAAGCTTCAGAACCTGTAGCCTACATCCATAAACACACTTCTTACGCCATGCTTCTTACCATCATACGAAGCACGCGCCCCTTCATAGCCTGCTGTAAGCGCCAGGTTGTCCGTAGCATTGAGTGTCACTCCAGAGCTGTAAGCATACTGATTGGATGAATGCTGATTGCCCGTCATCGGCGATTGCTGCGGGTCATCTTTTTCGTTGGTTATTACACTGGAGTGAGAGAGACCCGCGAGCGCGAAAACGCTGATCTTATCTGAGACACGATAGGTCGGCCCTGCCTGAAGTGAATAATATTCAGCCTTCTTATCCATCGCATGCTTTATTTTGTAATCATCCCTGCATTTGGTATCAGCCTGTCTGCATACGGTGTACTCGTCATCCCAGTTATTTTTCATCGCGGTAAGCGAACCCATCACCCCCCAACGTTCAGCGTTTTCAAACTGAAACCGGAAGTTACCTCCGTGAATATCCCCAAAGTCTTTAATCCTGGCCTGCTGATAGCCAAGTGACATGGTGGGTCTTTCATGAGGATCACGAGCCATTGCTGCCGTACACATCAATGTGAAAGACAAAAGAGATAAAAGCATTTTTCTGAACAACATCTGAACTCCTTTTAGAAGTGGGATGCAAATTTCGGCATGCATACCCGTTGAGGTACGCTCATTTTTAGTCAGAATGCAGTTCAGAAAAGTGAAAATTACCCATTATCTTTCAATGCATTAAAATGAATATTGTGGTGGCAGTGCTGTTATTTTAATGTTTAGTTTAAAGATGCCGGACAATAGCAATCAATCATGAGTGACGAAGACAGCGTGTCAGCTTAACGTCGGTAATCCTGTTTAGGGGCATAACATCCTGACTCTTTATGGCGAAGCCGGGGCCATACAGCTCAGGGAGGTGTGCGCAATATCGTGATCAGGATTTGTAGTGCTGCATAATGGTTTTAAAGTCAGCTTTTTGAGTTCGATGCAGATAATTGGGGATTTAGGAAAAGGCGTGTAAGGCAGCATGCACAATGATGGGTGAGGCTGTCTGGCAGTTAGTGGCTGGTAATAAAAGCGTATATCAGGAGGCAATTGCCAGAAAAGTTGTTGCTAAATCACAGCATCGTGATGGTCTGGCGGCAAGCATTGCACTACGAACACTGATGCAGGTTAGAAAATAGAAGCGGCGGGCAGGCGGTCCAACCCTGAAAGTTATCAATGTCCCCGTAGTGCCAGAATCGGACATTGCGAATAAAATTTGTGTTGACCTGCGTAGATAAAACAGGTTTCTGTATAGACAGCTAAACCTTAGAGTTGAAGCAAATCATCTATTTTCACTATAAGGACAACAAGATGTCTGACTACCATTTCTATCAAAAAGGTAAACAGATAGTTGCGTTAAAACATTCGGAAGAAAACCAAGCTCTTAAACTAATTAATCAGGGCTATGAAAAGCAATTTGAAGAGATTAGTGCTACTTCGAAAAAAAACGCACTCACGCGTCTTTCTAACATTCGTACAGATAATCGGATAGATCAGCGTAACTTTTTAGCTGGTGCTGGCACGATGCCATTGATAGGCATTTTGACGGCAGTCGCAGTTTTTTTATTACGAAAAAAACAGCCCTAA